TATGATCTTCTTAAGTCCCGATCTAATACTATAAATTTTGAAATGTATCAAAATTTTAAAATACAATGGACATTAGATGGAGTTGAAGAAAATGTATTTGACATTAATAGAGATCAAGTATTAATTGCACAACAAAACATACAAAGATTAGGTTTTACTAATTTTTTACAAGATGATTATTTAAAATTTTATAGATCTAAAAATATTAATAACCAATTCACAAGTGGGGATGATTATACTTTACCTAATGGATTAAGTTATCAAGGTTTATATCACATAATGCCTAATGGAGTAGCTATGACTGGAAGATTTCATGGTGAAGCTGAAGATATTCTTTTAACACCAATTTCAAATTAAACTAGGATTATAGATAAATTCATCGTATATTGAATCAAAATAAGAGTTATGTTTTGGTTAGTTGAAGATGACAAGCAGTTAGAGGTATTTAAAAATTATGTTAGAGAGGAAGCATTTGTTGAAATAATTCCATATTCTAATGTAGAGCATCCCACAAAAGGTGGTATATGTGCTGTTTACATTCGTCCGTTAAATGCCGCAAAAGGGTTTATATTGACAAACGACCATAGCGAGACATTAAACGTTGGTATAGACGCTATAAAATGCGTGTTAGACACATTAGATAAGGTGTATGTGCGTGATAAGAAGGAATTTTTGCATTATTTAATATTACAAAAGCTCTTTGACATTACATTAACAACGCCTACGTATATACCAGAATCAACACAAGCACATAATTACTTTTACAGCAAATATCCCAATAAAAAGGATGTTAATAGAATAATACCAATTGTTAAACATTATGAGTATTGTGAAAAGATATTTAACGACTTAAAAGACAAAATAAATGAGCCAATCAACGACTTTTACAACACAAAAGCCACAGTGGTTTTCAACGCCGTGGAGCAAAGTGGTATACGAATTAATAGAGACGAATTCAAATCGCACTTTTACGATGAGCGTAGCGAATACGTATACACACAGTACAACTTTAAAACACTAACAACTAGACCCGCAAATAAATTCAATGGAGTTAATTACGCAGCACTTAACAAAGATAATGGATGTAGGAAGAGTTTCATTCCACGTAACGATAAGTTTATTGAGTTGGATATTGGTGCTTATCATCCTACTCTTTTGGGGTTGTTGGTGGGGTACGATTTTGGTGATGAAGATATTCACAAGGCCTTTGCAAAAATGTATGGAGTGGATTACCAAAAATCTAAAGAGCTAACATTTAAACAACTATACGGAGGAGTATTCGAGCAGTTTAAAGATCTGGAATTTTTTCAAAGAGTACAAATATATGTAGATGATTTGTGGCAAAGATTTAACGAAGAGGGCTACATTGAGTGTCCTGTTTCAAAGCATGTGTATAGAAAAGATAAGTTAGATGACATGAAACCTCAAAAATTATTGAATTATGTTCTTCAAAACTTGGAGACCGCAATGAATGTTCGTATATTGTGGGACATATTTAAATCATTAAGAAACCGAAAAACTGAGCTGGTCTTATATACTTATGATTCGTTTTTGTTTGATTTTAAAGAAGGAGAAGAAGATTTGATTGATGAAATTAAACAAATAATAAAAAAATATAAATTACAAATAAAAGAAAGTTATGGAAGCGACTACGATTTTAGATAAACCTGTTAATATGTATACTGTAGATGATTTTAACGAATTCTCTACATTAAATATAAAAGATTTGAATAACAAATTATTTTGCACATTTACTACATTAGATGAGTTGGATTCATTAATTGATGGATTAACTTCTAAGTATGATATCATGTATAATAAGATATTTGTATTGCATATTAAAAGCAATGATGAATATGTTTGCACATATAATATTGATCAGGCAAATCTAGATAGCTTACCACAAAATACAATTCTAGTACATAGAAAAAAAGAATCGAATACATTGTATACTATAAATGCTCTTAATGAGTTAATTAAAAAATTAAATGGAGGAGTAGTTGATACTAAGTTTCCAATTGATTGGCAACATTATAGAAATACAGTATTACTTACCCAAAGAGATGAATTGAAGCAGTTAAAAACTAAGATTCATAAAATTCTTGAAGTATAGTTAGGATTGTCTAATTATAGTTCGTATATTTACACATTAATAAAAAAGTTATAAACAAAAATTAGTTATCATTATGGATTTAAATTTGATCAAACAACGTTTAGAATCACTAAACAAACAATCTAACAATAATTCTGGAGGTAAACAAAATAATATATTTTGGAAACCCTCTGTAGGAAAACAAGTAGTTAGAGTAGTACCTAATAAGTACAACAAACAAATACCATTCACAGAAATGTTATTTTATTATGGAATTGGGCCAAGAGTAATGGCATCACCACAAAATTGGGGTGAAAAGGATCCAATTCAAGAATTCACAAAACAATTACGTCAAAGTGGAGATAAAGAAAATTGGAGATTAGCTAAAAAATTAGATGCTAAAACTCGTATTTTTGCTCCTATTATAGTAAGGGGACAAGAAGATGAAGGTGTTAAATTATGGCAATTTGGTAAACAAGTATACCAAGATTTTTTAAATATGGCTTCTGATGATGAAATTGGAGATTTTACAAATATTACAGAAGGTAGAGATATTAAATTAACTACAGTAGGACCTGAAGTAACAGGAACTCCTTATAATAGTACATCAGTAGGACCATCTTTAAAAACATCACCAATATCTAGCGATCAAAACATTGTAAAAAATGTTATTGAAAATCAACCAGACCCAATGAAAGTATTTAAAAGACTAACATTTGATGAGGTTAAAGCTGGATTACAAGAGTTTTTAGCTCCTGATGAGCAAGAAGGTAGTATTTCATCTGAACCAGCAGTACCGTTTGATGGTGAAAAGAAAAATTATTCATTAGACACTAATAAAGGTAAAGCTAAAGTAGATCAGTTTGATGATTTATTTAAGGATGATAAAGAGGATAAAGACGATTTACCGTTTTAATAAATAAAATAACACATGGCGAGAAAGAAAAAATCACTATCGGAGGCAGTCTCTGCAGAAATACAATCAAACTTTAATTTAGATGCGTTTAAAGAGAAAAAGGGATTAAAGCAAAACATTAAGTTTAAAGACCAAGAATGGATCCCTTTATCTCAAGCATTTCAAGATGTTACCTCAATTCCTGGTATTCCTATGGGACATATTGTTCTACTAAGAGGACATTCAGATACAGGTAAAACAACGGCAATGATTGAAGCAGCTGTATCAGCTCAAAAACGTAAAATACTACCAGTATTTATTATTACTGAGATGAAATGGAATTGGGAACATGCAACTCAAATGGGTATGGATGTTAAGGAAGTTAAAGATCCTGAAACTGGTGAGGTTTTAAATTATGAAGGTAATTTTATTTATGTAGATAGAGAAACTATTAATTCTATTGAAGACGTAGCTGGATTTATTTTAGATTTAATTGATGAACAAAAGAAAGGTAATTTACCATATGATTTATTATTCCTATGGGATTCAATTGGTTCAGTACCTTGTGAAATGTCTATTAAATCAAATAAAAATAATAATGAATGGAATGCAGGTGCAATGTCAACTCAATTTGGTAATAGTGTAAATCAAAAAATTACATTATCCAGAAAAGAATCATCAACATTTACTAATACATTAGTTTGTATTAATAAAGTGTGGACATTAAAAGCTGAATCACCAATGGGTAAACCAAAATTAATGAATAAAGGTGGTTATGCTATGTGGTTTGATTCTACATTTGTAGTTACATTTGGTAATATTATGTCTGCTGGTACGTCTAAAATTAAAGCTATTAAAGATGGTAAACAAGTTGAATTTGCTAAAAGAGTAAATATTCAAATTGATAAAAATCACATTAATGGTGTTACTACTAGAGGTAAAATTGTTATGACTCCTCATGGTTTTATTAACGATAATGATCGTGAATTAAAAGCATATAAAGAGGATAGAAAAGAAGAGTGGAAACAAATTTTAGGT